TAGATACAAAAAAGCCCAAATTAATGGGCTTCCTTGTTTATGGGGTGATTATATACCTTTCAGTATAAAAGTCTTGTATTTACTGGATTTGTTGCCTTAAAACTAATTGTGTACTAAATCTTCCATCTGCTATTTCAGTCATAACCATTGGTTTATCCAATCTAACAAAATGATGATTAGTTCCATCATACCAAACAAATTTCTTAGCTTCACCTTTTATTGCATCTTGCATAGTAATTAAATCAGATTTAAATGTACTTGATATGTTTTGAAATGATATGGTAAATACTTCTTGTCCTGGATTTACATTAATAGCATACTCTACACCACCTAATGATCTTTGGACTTCATTTTCATAATTAATAGATGATTGAACATTGACATCAGGTTCTACTTCAAAGTTTAGTTTTGTACCAAACATTATTTCAGATACATTTGTAATTGTTTCATTAAACTCTAATGAAAATCTAATTCTATCTGCTATATTTGTAAATGTACCTACCTTCCAGTTATTATCTGTTGAGCCAAAAGTAACTACTTGTGATGACATTGCAGAAAATACTCTACCTGTATGTAATGTTAATTCGTCATCATTCGCAGTAACTCCATCAGCCCCTGCAAAATGAACTGCAACTGCATCTGCATAAGGATTTACATCTGCTACTGTAATCATAATTGCTTCTCCATCAGCCATACCTGTCATTACTGTGCCAATATTTTGGTCTTTGGCTCTTTCAAAATTAGTGATAACTCCTGTGCTTTCAGTAAAAACATTTCCTGAGTATGTTCCTGCTGTTACAGCAGAATCACTTCTATATTGATTAATTGAATCATAAATAAAGTACGACATTTAAACCTCTCTACATTGTACTGAAACTTTTCCTACTTGTCGTTTCAGATTTGTTATTATAAATTTTTTCCCACTCCAGGCATCCTTGAATAAACGAGTTGGCATGCTGACATACGAGTCGAAAGTGTCTGATATTTCACTAAATGGACTTCCAAGTTCTTCAAAGGTAATCTCTCCAAAGTCTATGTAATCTCCAACTTGTAGCATTCCATATTTTTCAGGATTAACTAAAGTTGCATTTACTGTAGTTTTATAATCCCCAAAAATACTTTCTCTAAAGTTAATCCAACTGGAATTTCTTGAACCTACCACATCTGCTACTGCATCATATACTAAATCAAGATTGACTTCTTGTTTTTGAATATCTGCATCACCAAAAATAGTAGTATGAGTAGATGCCTGGAAAGTATCTTGTAATATATATTCATTTTCTGCAGGGTGTTTTTTGTAATTAACAAGCAGTCTTGTTTCTAAGTCTTGTGCCGAAGTGATTCCAAGTTCATATCCACTTATATCGTTTTGACTTAGATCAACATTAGCAGTAACACTATCTTCTATGGTAAAGTATCGCAATCCTGATACACCACTTATTGCAGTTTGTTGTGCTTGCGAACTAAACTCAAAAAAGAAACAACCCTCATATTGTAATTGTTCCATAATACTTTCTAAGGATTCTTTTTCATCTAAAGCTAATCGTGTTTTCCAATGTGTTGATGTTGGAGATGTTGTAGTAGAATCTCTTAGTTCTGCTACTGTTTTAAATCCTGAATTTTCAATATCAGTATCTCCAGTAAAATCAGTTATATTGATTATACTATGTAATAATTCTCTATGGATTGCTACTGGATTATCTAAATCTCCAATAGTCGTTGCAGTAGTATGTTCTGTAAATCCAGGTGTTACAATATCTCTACCTAAATATACTTTTTCAATCCCTGCATTAAATTCTTGCGATGCAATAGGTTCATTAGCCAAGTCATTGGTTGCAGTAATAGTAACAAATATATTGCTTAGAATAACATCAAAATTACTATAATCTCCATTACCACCTTCTGCATTAAATCTAAAACTCAAATATAATTCATCAGGTAAGGCATTATTTTCTAATATGCTTGCAATATCTGTTGATGTTGGTAAAGCAGTATTAGTTTGGTCTGTTTTTACACCACTACTACTTGTTCCTACTAATTCTATATCGCCACTTGATGATCCAAAACTTCCACTTAGTGCATCTGATAAATTAAAGAATGCCCCATCAGTTCCACTTGGACTACCAGTTATGGTTTGACTATATGTACCTGATAACCCTAATGTAATTGCAGTAATTTTACCAGTAACTTGTGGCATTTCTAATTTAAACACTACTCCTTTTGATTCACTACCAAAACCTGCTGTATTAGCATAAGTGGCATTGTTACCTGTATTTCCATTATAGGCATTTTCAAGACTTCCCGAAGTAAGACTTACATCACTTCCAACAATAGTTGCAGTTACATCATCAGGCAACATCTTAAATTGTCTTGTCATTAATGTTGGTACTTTTAAGACTTTGACACTATCTACTGTTGCTATGGTAGGTTCAGTATTGATTAATTCTACAAATCGCTTCATCCCCTTATCATAGAACTCTAATTTATCTGAACCACTTGTACCTTCAGGAATAATGTACATAAAATCTTTACCATCGTTTTTAAGGAAAGGACAAGCATAGACATCTTGACCATTGACAAATTCAGTATTAGCAGTATAGTCCCCATAAACCAAAGGGACTATCTTATTATTGTATTGAGGATTGTCTGCATTTACACTTCTGCCTTGTGGGATAGACACATTCTGGAATGGTCTGTTAGATATGACATTCAATACAATCGTATTATTTCTATAACCAAAACTTGATACTTTACCACTAAAGATTTGTAAAGCATTATTAGCAGTATCATCTCCATCTATTTGAGATAATACATTTACATGACCATTAATATATTCATTTCCTAATAATTCTAATAAGGTCGTTCCATCTAAATCTATGTTGGCTATGTTTAAGGTAATATTACCAGTTTTAGTGGTAAACCCTTTTAAATCCAATGAATAAGATATACTTGGCTTGTTTAATATAGCAGGGTAATAATTTATGCTATTATAAGTAGTAGCAGAAAAACTAAATGTTAAATCAGGGGTATTAGTTGTTAAGATACTCGCATTATTATTTTTAAATATCTGCACTAACCAATTTTCAGTCATGGTTGGTGATAGCTTTGATTCATAGTTTGAATTAACAAAACTCATGTATATCTCCTAATTCGTTTCGTAGTTTTCTTGGAATAACTTGCTGATTGTTTTCCCTTTTTCGTTGCTGCTCTTTTCTTTCTTGTTTCATAAGCATATTGAGATGAACTCATAGATTTAATTAGTCTTTCAGGTAAATATCTTTCACCAGTCTTTGATGATTTCTTTCCTGACTTAGTAGTCCATTTTTGTTTAGTCCACCTTGAAAGAGATTTAGCTGCTTTAGTTTTACCACCTCTATATCCACCACCTGCTTTTTTATAAGCTTTGGCAAGAAGTTGAGATTTTCTTGCAGACCATTGTCCTGGTCTACCACCTTTATTACCTCTCATAATACGATTTTTAATTCGTTCTCTTAATTTAGGTTTGGTATAATGTTTTGCCATTATTTTCTAATCTCTTGTCTTATTTTATTTAGTATTTCTTCCTCTCTAAACTTCATAGATAAGTCTGCTTCAAATCGTTTGACCTCTACTCCATACTCAAAGATAATAATGGTAGGCACTACTTTAATATCCCATTCTTTTTGTATGACTGAACCAATGTTTTTGTTGGCAATATCCACATATCCAGTATAGCAATTCTGTAATTTCTCTAATGGTATTTTGTTAGCCCAATTCCAAGAAGCATTCACTTCTATGACTGCACAAAACTCATTCTTCATTAATTGAATATCTTGAAAACTATCCAAAGATGCTGATTGTGAGTATAGCGATGAAGTAAATAATCCAAGCACCAATAGCCACATATTTATCAATTTTTTCATAATTCATATCCTAATTGTTATTCATATTAAGTAGGGTTTCATTGATACTTCTTGTATCCTCTTTAATGTCATCTACTTTATCTTCTAATTTCTCTACTTTTTCTTCAGTATTTAAAATTGAATTACGAATCATTTGGTCTTTTAAATCGTATTCTGTTCTACTGATTGGTGGTTCAGGTAATTCTTTTGCTAATTCAATATCAGCTTTAAGATTAAACCATAGTCCTACCACCATAAATATTGTTACACTAATGCTAATTAATGTTTCAATGCTAAATGTTAGTTTAGTTCCTTTGCCAAGTTCCACTTTAATATCTCCTTAATTTTAGTTTTGGTTTTTTTAGTTTTTGTTTTATGCTTTTCTTTTTCATACCAAATAGTTTTTTAGGTATGTATGCAAAAGCAGTTGATTTTGTTACATTGCTCATAAGTTTAATTTTTCTGCTCTCCTTATAGCTGGTATAATATGATCTACTACTGTTTCATCTACTAATGGTGCAGATATGTTTATTGTAATGTTATTTCCACTACTTGTAGGACTTGGTAATGGTGTTACATCAATTCGTTCCATGCCACTTGCATTATCTCCTACTACTACTCCATTTCCAAGAGGTAAGGTAGTTCTGCCTTTTGTTACAAAACTACCACCTGTTTGGAATGATAATAATTGGTCTGTTACTTTACCAATCATAGAACCTGCACCTGCAGCTAAAGCTAAATTAAATGGAAATGGAACAGATGTCATAATACTGGAAATTAATCCTGCTTGTGCTTCTGCAATTTCTGCTTTTACTACTGATATTGCAGCTTCTTTTGCAGATTGTCCTGACAAAATAGCAGCTTCAAGATTTTCAGTAATTCTTTCTTGGTGTGCTTTTTTCTCAAAATCCCTTCTTCTTTTAGAATGTTCTTCAATCATTTTAGTTTTTGCAGCTTCTGTTATTTCCATATTATTAACTGCTTCAGCAAAGATTGACATAGGAACTTCTCCTAATTCTTCTTCCCTTCTAATCTCTTGTCTTTCCAATGCAGCTGCTTTTAATATTTCAGTTTTTTCAAATTCTCCTGCCCCAAAAGATTCAATAAAAGCACTTTGAAAATCCCCTATTCCAGTTTCTTCTATAGCTAAATCATCTGCCAAGTCATCATCTTCAGTTGTTATGCCTGAAAATTTCCCCATATTCCTTGTTCTTTCTCGTGCTGCAGCAATCATCAATTCTTGTCTTTCAACATATTCTCTTACTGCTTTTTCTTCTTCTGTTTCTCCTGGAAATTTACCAGTTATAAGTATTTCAAATGACTCTCTTGGTCCTGATAGAAAATACCCCAAAATTCCTTCTTGTGAAATTTTTGTGTTTGCTGCTTCTATAAATCTTGTTAAAACTCCTGCACTATCTTCTACTTCATCTTGTAATTCTTTTCCAATAGTTCCTTTTAAATTTTTGAATGCTGCTGATAATTTACTAGTTGCATCGGAAGCATCAAGTTCTTCTTTACCAAGATTAGCAACTTTACTTCTTACTGATTCCATAGTAGCAGTAATAAATGCTTGTTTTCTTTCTAAGTCTGTTAAAGATGCAACTGATTTCCCAGTAGCTAATGCCATCGCTTTATAAGCATCTTCTGCTTTTACAATAATACCAAGATTGTCTAACATAAGTCTTGATTGACGACCAATACCAGTTGTTAAACTTTCAATACCAAATAAGGTGTCTTTACCTACTGCCTTAGCAAGTCTTTGTGCCGAATCAATTAATTCAGAAAATTCTTCTTCGTTTTGTACAACACCAAGCAACATGGCATTATTTGCTTGAATCATCAAATCTACATCTGATACAGTACCATCAGTAGCTTTTCTAAATTTTTGTAAAGATTGTTCATTTAATCCAATACCTTTTCCAAGATTTGTAAAACTTCGTGTAAGCGATATTGTCTGAGAACCCAGTTTAATCGATTCTTGAGTAAATCTTGCTATTGCCTGTATACTAAATGCTGTAGCTATTACACCACCAATAGTAGAAAAACTTTTCTTCAATCCATCATTTTGCTTCTTTATGTCTTTTTGTTCTTTTTCTACTTTGTTAAGTGCTTGAACAGCTTTTTTAACTTCGGCTTGAACTAATAATCTTATTTTTTTATCTGCCATTCTTTTCTACCTCATACTCTCTTATGGAGTTTAGTTCGTTATCTATAATTAAAAAATTATCTACAATAAATGAATCTGCTTCATCTAAACTTCTTGCTATCGGAATATTAAGATTCTTACTCATCTTATATTCTTTAATGGTTTCCCCTATCCAATCCTGGTAAAGACATTTTGGATTGCAAAAAAGAGGTAATATAAAATATAGGTTTCTACCCATAGAAAATTTAGAATCTTTGAACTTGTCAAACACTCTATCAATTTCCAATAATACATCTTTCTGATCCTTATATGTCTTTACTTTATTAGTGATTGGACTTTGTCTTTTATAAGGAAACTCTTTGTCGAAGTGTGGATAACCATAGTGGCTAAACCACACATACGACGACAAAGCCATTAGCCTTTTTTTGAAACATCTAAAAATTCACTTAGACATTTCGAAAGCAAAGCATCTACCTCACCCATTGTTAAGGGCTTATCTTTAGCAACATAATCACTTTCTGATAAGCCACTTATCTTTTCTACAAATTCAAGACAATCATAGAACTTTTCGGTATCTACTTTACCAGTAGAATCTAAAGCCATCATTCTTAATTTTTGTAGTTCTCGTTTTTCTTTGTAAGTAGGATTCTTCACTTCCCACTCTTTATCGAACATTTTAACCTTCATGTGTTACTCCTTCGTTTACCAACCACTTGCTTGGGTTGAATCTACATATTCAAACTTAAATGCTGTACCTGATGCTGCACCACTTGAAGTAGGTTGTACCACTTTAAATGGAATTGTAATTACTGCACCTGTGTCTGCATTCGGATCTAAGTTTACTGCTGTTGAATAGATTTCGCATTCTATGTTCATTTCACCTGCTGTTGAAACTGTACCATCACCTTGCTGAAGTTTTAGTGTTGCTGTATTACCACTTAAAAAGTCTTGTAATACATTACCACCACTTGCAAAGTCAAAGTTTGCATCATACATTAATGAAATCTCTCCAGTAATGTTTACTGATGGGATACCAAAAGCATAACTTTCTGCATCACCATTAGAATCTCTACCAACTCTTGCTACATTGTTTTCAAAAGTAAATGATACTCCAGTAATCACCATATCTGCTAACGAAGTTCCATCAACATCAAGTTTCTTAGTATCAAAATAAGATTCTATTTGTGTTGGTGATGTACTCATTAGAGTTGGTGCTGCTGAATTAGCACTTAAAGTTTGTTCTACTAAGAACTTACTTGAACTTGTCATACCTGAATAAAATGTTCCACTTAGTAAACATCTACCATCAGTCATATCAAAGTTCATTGTAAGACTTTGTAATACAGCACTTGTAATCAGTTTATCTTGTGCAGATTCAGGGTAATATAAACCAATGTCAAATAGACTTGGTATTCCTGAACTTGAACTTCCTGTAAAATCAGGTCTTGATAAAGCTGCACCTGAAGTTGCTTGAATGGTGTGAGTATATGGATCTGAACCACTTTCTCCATGATCTTGAAGGACATTAGCCAACATACGAACAATCATATCTCGTTCTGCTGGAACTTCAAAGTCCATTGTGATAAATCCACCTTTAGTTGTTCTAAACTGGTCTATATCAAGTTCAATCATTCCTGCATTATTGCTTCGTATCTCACCACTTTCAACAAGATTGAGGACTGGTGCAGATACATTAATTACAGGAAGTAACTCGTATGCAGTATCATTAGCTGCTGCTGTTTCAAATGCAGTTGCATTTTTGTTTTTTATACCTACACTAAAATCGCTTTTAGAATAGACTTTTCCACTAACTGCCATGTGTTATTTCTCCTCTTTTTTCTTAGGTTTTTGCTTTTTTACTGGTTGAACTTGAACACCTAAAGATTCAAATTCTTCCAAGTTTTCTTTTTCTAACTCAACTTCTCCACCAGCTAACAACTCTCTAATCTTTTGATTAGATGTGCTAAGATATGATGGTTTTTGTAGTTGAAGTCCTTTTATGTGTTTATACTTCATGAAATCACCTCATTTGTGTTACATTGGAAAGTAATAATAACATTGGATATAGTTTCATCTTCTTCATCTCGTGTATATTCTACACTTGATACAATACCACCATACCAGTTTGTGATATTACCACTTTCATAGTTTCTATTATCGAATAAAAGTCTTTTGACAACTTCTGCTATCATTGTCAGTCTGTTTAATTGATTTTCTTTGGTGTATTCTCCACCTTTTCGTAATTGATAATTAATAACTGTTGTAAATTCTCTTATATGCACATTACTTGCATAATCAATAAAAGCATCTGCTTCAGGTATGATCAAGAAACTTTCTTGTCCTCTATGTTCATCAAATACTACTGGAATAGAAGCAAGATTTTGTTTCAATAACTTCTGAATTGTATCAATTACTCTATCTTTATAAATATTTTCAAATTCTATGCCCATTATCCTTGTCCTCTATACTTTTTCTTATAATACTTCTTACTTGCTTTTGTACCATACTTTGTTCGTTTGCTTTTACCCTGCCTGGTTTTCTTTTTACCATTTCTTTTTATGTAGGTGCTTGTATTCTTTTTAGCCATTATTTTTTATATACCTTTTCTGATGCTGAAATACCAAATGAACCTAAGGTAACCCAGACAAATGAATTATAAATGTAATCATTTACCATTAGTTCAATGCCAATAATTCCCATAGCTAAATCCACTATGCCGAAAACACACATTAAAGCAAAAGAAAGAAATCCTATGATATTCTTTTCATTGTACTCGTTCTTATCTTTGAATAAATCCCACATTATCTTTTCTTCCCATAAGTTCTTTTTTGTGATTTAGGGGGGCTTTTCTTTCTACCACCTGCACTCCATAAGAACTTATCTGCCCAATATGCAGCACTTGATTTACCTTTGGCTATGTTTCGTCTATGTCTTGCTTTAAATGCTTTTCTTGCTCCAGCAGAATAGTTATGTCCCATACCTTGAGCACCAAATCTAATCAGTTTTAGTTTATGTCCTACTTCTGTCAATACAACTGCTTTCTTGGTCTTGTGGCTTGGTGTCATCTTCGGTCTATTAACTGCCTTTAAGCCATATCGTTTTAATAGTTTTTTCTTTCTATCTAAATGTGCCATTATCTTCTTTTCATTTGTATTGTTTCAATGCCACCACCTGATGTGTGGTCTAATCCTGATACTTCTACTTCCCATTGGTCGTCTGCAGTATAAACTCCTGTACTAAATCGTATATATACTCCATGTCCTATATGCTGTAATCCACCATCAATTATTTGATTGTTTTCCACAAGATTGGTTTGCAATCCTGCATCACTTCCAACATAAGAACTAAAAGTAACACTTGATGAACTACCAGCAGTAAATGTCCCTGCCCCAGTAATCAACACTTTAATTCTATCAAATGATGTTTGTGGATATCCATAGGTATCTACAATAGCACCAGTAGTAGAGCCATTGATAGATACTTCTTTTACTATCTTATCTCTACCATCTTCATCTTGATCTAAACTAATTACACCTTTTCGTATCATATCTAACAATCCAAGATTGGTTGAAGGATCATATACTTGGACTTGTAATTCAGTTCCTCGTTCATTGTCGTAAGGCATAATTGCCATACTCGCTGCTAATAAAGCTGTAGCCCTAACTATTACTTCAGGGAAGTCCCTACCTAAACTATCCCCAGTTCCTACTCCTTTGTTCTTATATATCGGTTTATTGATATACGACCTCACAAAGTCGGAACTTCTTGATATAAACTCCTCAAAGAGAGTTTTATTATCCCTACCAGCTGTTACAGCTTCATCAAAATTGGGGTTGTTGGTCGATGTGGGTCTATAGTACACCACATCTGCATCTTCGTCAAAATAGTATTTTCCATCAGCATCTATTGCTCCTGTACTTCCGACTGAAGTAAGTTCAATGTCATTTGCAAAGAGTTGAGTAAACTTCCCAACACTTCCTGCTTGATAAACTGTACTATTACCACTCCCACTATAACTTGCCCAGTTTGAGATAGTTCGTTTCCTGTCATAGTCAAATACAAAAGGGGCTACTAATTGTATATCACTAATTGTGCAATATTTTTCAAGATATGTAGTCATTGCTAAATTCTCCTATTAATTGAGGAACTTCTAATTTGTCTATTAAACGAAACATCTCAGGTAGGTAATATTCTTTTTCTCTATCTGATATAGTTTTAGCTTGTAGTATAGCAGATAGTTCTTTTAATCGTTTTATTGTTTCGCCCAAATCCATTAGTTTCCCTTTATAATTTTATTGTTCCAAGTTGTCATTCCATTATGTATGTCTAAGGTAATCAAGTTAAACCACCCATCTGTAAAGAAGTCAACAATTCCTACATTGTGAGTCCAATTTACCTTTCTACCTTTTAAAAAATCTTTCTTCATCTTACACAAGCACCCCATACTTTGTGCTATATGTATGCCTGAAATGTGTTGCATTACACTTCGTTGGCAATCGTGAGTATGCCCATAAATTA